GCAGCAGCGTTCCCATGAATACGCCCAGCAGGCGCAGGCACGCCAGCAGCAGCTCGAACAAGCCCAGATGGCCGAAGAGCACCGCATCATCGTCGAGCAATTTCCGGAATATGCCGATCCCACGATGGGCCCGAAGCTCCAGCAAGAGCTTTCGGCGGTCGCCAGGGAATTGGGGTATCCGCCAGAGCTGATCGCGCAAGCACGCGCGGCCGACATCATCGCCATGAAGAAAGTCGCAGACCTGAAGGCGAAAGCCGACAAGTACGACGGCCTCATGCGCAAGAAGATGGAAAACGTCCGCGCCGCCAAGGGACTACCGAGAGTGGCCAAGCCCGGCGTTGCACAAGGGTCCGACCAGATCCGAGCGAGAAGCGCACAAGCCGCAATCGAGACGGCCAGAACCGCCAAGAACAGAGATGTCCAGGGCGCGGCCTTCTTCGATTACCTCAAAAACACAGGGCAGCTTTAGCCCCAACGATAAGAGAGCCTAACCAATGGCCGTTCCTTCGAATACCATCCAAGCGGTGAGCCGTATCGGCGTCCGCGAGGATCTTTCCGACCGTATCGGCGAGCTGTTTCCCGACGATTGCCCGTTCCAGAAGGCGATCGGCACGGAATCCGCTTCGCAGGTATTCCACGAGTGGCAGACGGACAGCCTCACCGCTGCGTCGGCCCAGAACAAGACGATCCAGGGCGATGACCTGACCAACGACAGCCGTGCCAACACGGTGCGTCAGGGCAACTACACCCAGATCATGAAGAAGGTCGTCGGTTCTTCGACCACGATGGAGGCGAGCCGCACCGCGGGTCGTGCTTCGGAGCTTGGCCGCGAACTGATGAAGGCGGGCCGCGAGCTCAAGACTGACGCGGAACTGCGCTTCACCGGCAACTTCGCCGCTGTTCCCCCGGCTTCGGGCACGGCGGGCGAGACTGCCGGCGCCCTCTGCTTCCTGCGCTCGCACAGCTACAAGGGGGCCACCGGCACCGACCCGACCTATTCGGGCGGCACGACCGTTGGTTATCCGAACGCTGCCGCTGGCAACGGAACGCAGCGCACCTATACGGAAACGCTGCTCAAGACCGCGCTGGCGGACTGCTGGACCTCCGGCGGAAACCCGACGATGGTCATCACCGACGTTGCTCACAAGCAGATCGCAGCGGCCTTCGCCGGCCTTGCGACTGCACGCCGTGAGAGCGGCGACAAGCGGCTCACCATCGTTGCCGGCGCCGACATCTATGTGTCGGACGTTGGCGAGGTGCAGTTCGTTCCGTCGCGCTTCTGTTCGTCTCGCGACGCGTTCGTTGTCGATCCGAACTACTGGGCGGTTGCCGAACTGGATTCGATGAAGGTCATCGACCTCGCGAAGACCGGTCTTGCGACCCGCAAAGCCATGTATCAGGAGGTCGCACTTGTGTCGCGGAATGAGGCAGCCTCAGCCGTCATAAGGGACCTGACGTAAGACGGGTTCGGACTAACGGGGGAAGGGGCGTCTTTCGGGGCGCCCCTTTTCTTTTGAGGAGCGCCCATGAGCAACTGGGAGCTGATTGACAGCAACCCGCACAACGGGCTGAAGAAGTATCTCGGCGACAATCCCGACGATCCCGAGGGAGTTCTGGTCCGCTACGAGCAATCCGCCGAAGCGATCCGGAAGCACCTCGACCGCAACAAGCTAGCCGCCAACCATTACAACACTGGGCGCATGGGAGACATGGCGCACGTCGCCTCGATCCCCATCGGCGTCATGTACGAATGGAAGGTCAAGCACGGCGTCGATGCTTGGAAATACGCGAGCTGCGAAGACACGCGCCGCAGGGTCAATGGCCTGCTGAACAGCAGTGACTACCGATATTTGAAAGTACGCAACGTAATCATCTGAAAGGGCTTTAAATGGCTCATCTGAACGCCCAGCGCACCACTAACCTGGGCGCGGTCATTACCCACACTGCGGCGGCTGCTGGCACCTACAACAGCTCGGTGCTCGATACCCACCAGGGCGTCGGCCTCATGGTCTTCATCAACGTGACCGCGGTTGCCGGCAGCGTCACCGTGACGATCAAGAACGTCGATCCGGTGTCCGGCGCAACCGCCACCGTTCTTGCTTCTACGGCAATCTCTGCCACGGGACTGACGGTGCTGAAGGTCTATCCGGGCCTCACCGCCGCCGCCAACGCGACCGCGAACGACATCATCGGCAACCAGACGCAGATCCAGAGCGTCATTGCCACCGGCCCCGCCACGGCGACCATCACCGTCCTTTCGATAACGGGCGGCTAATGTCGATCTCCCTTGCCGTCTCGTCACCGGGCGCAATCCCCGATCTCGACACGCTCAAGACGACGATCGGCGACTGGCTCGACCGCGACGACCTGACGGACAAGATTCCCGTCTTCATCGAGATGGCGGAATCCATCTTCAACCGGGAACTGAAAACCCCGGAGATGGAGAGTTCGGTCACGTTCACCGCGTCGGACGAGGACACGCCGATCCCGGTCAGCGATTTTCTCGCGATGCGCGCAATCTACGAGGAAGGTTCGCCAGATAGACCTTTGAGGGGCATTCCGCCCACGGCGATCCGGCAGGGTTTCGACGGTTCAACCGGAACACCGGTGGCTTATTGCCTTGTCGCCGGCGCGATCAGGCTCGTTCCGCCTCCTTCGGACACGATCCTTCTGACGATGGACTATTTCGCGAGGATCGAGCCGCTGTCAGTCACGGCGCCCTCGAACTGGCTCCTTGAGCAGCATCCCGGCGCCTACCTTTATGGTGCGCTGATGCACGCGGAAGCCTTTCTCGACAATTCAGTAAGGGCTGCGCAGTGGAAGGGGCTGCTTGACGAAACGATAAGCAGGATCAGCAGGAACGCCCGCAACAACCGCTTCGGCGCAGGCCCGCTGGTCCCGACGCCCGTTACCCAGGTGTCGGGCTCAAAGTGCTGAAGGAAATCCCGTTCGGGGAATTTGCTCCGAGCCTAGCACCAAGCCACAGCAACCACCTGACGATTGCGAAGAACGTCCGCGCCCTCGCCAACGGCTATGCTCCGGTTGGGGCGTTCGGCACTGTCGCCACTACATTGGGAGCGGCGTTCGTCGGTGGCGGGTCGTTCATCGGCTCGGACGGCAATTCGACGCTGCTCGGGGCAACAGCGGCGAAGCTCAGGAAATACAGCGGCTCGTGGATCGACGTTCTCGCCGTTGCGACGACTTCAAGATGGTACATGACGCAGTTCGGCGATCATGTGATCTACGCCAACGGCGGGCAGCTCGGTTCCTACGACCTCATTGCCAGCACCGCCGGAGTGATTGCCACCGCTCCGACCAATGCCATCGACGTTGCTACCGTAAGAGACTTCGTGATGTGCCTGACGGACGATAGCCAGGTGGTGTGGTCGGGGTTCAATGACAGCACGTTCTGGACCGCCGGAGAGAACCAGTCCGACAACCAGCCACTCCTCGACGGAGGAACGGGGGTTCGGATCGTCGGCGGCGAATATGCCATCGTTTTGCAGAAGAACTCCATTCGCCGGGTCACCTACAACGGCGTCCCCGACATCTGGTTTCAGTTCGACGTCATTTCCCCGGAAATCGGATGCATGGCGGCGGGGTCGGTCTGCAACATGGGCCGGCTCATTGGATTCATCTCTGAAAGAGGCTTCGAGCTCTGCGACGGCGAGAACGTCACGCCCATCGGGGAGTCGATCAACGACTGGTTCTTCCGCGAATATTCAAGGGCCGACATCGCCAACATCTGGGCGGCAGCCGATCCGCGGCGCAACGAGTTCGTCTGGGTCATGCCCACCGGTCGGGCGCTGGTCTATAACCTATTGTTCAAGCGCTGGACGATCATCGAGGGCGATTTCACCGCCGTTCTGACGGGCCTAACGTCGAGTACGTCAATCGACGCTCTCGACCTCGTTTATCCTTCGGGCATCGATTCAGTCCCGGTCAGCCTTGATGATCCTTCGTTGCAGGGCGGCAACCCGCTCCTGCTGTTCGTGGACAGCGCAAACGCTTTCGGGGCCTTGTCCGGAACCGCGATGGGAGCGGTGATCCAGCAGGCCAACATCGAACTGACGCCGGGAAGGCGGTCGAGGATCAGGGGCATTCGTCCCGTTACCGACGCCACCACGGCAACGGCGACGCTGGATGCGAGAATGAGGGCCGGGGACGCGGAGGGCATCGTTTCCGCCGCTTCGATGCGGAGCAACGGCAAGATGCCGCTGAGGGCGAACGGGCGGTACGTCAATCTGGCGCTGACCGTCCCTGCGGGTGAAACATGGTCCTACGTCCAGGGCTGTGAATATGAGTTCGAGGCTGGGGATGGCCGGTGAGTTTTCCCAATGTTCCGCTTCGCCTGTCGGCCGACTGGGTTCGGCGGATCGCCGACGCGGTAAATTACCTTCTCAACCGGAAGTCATACCTAACCATCTTTGCTGACGGCGTACCGAGCGCCGGCCAGCAGCTTCTAAGGACGAAGTTCTCGGAAAGGCTGGTCATAGCCGCGGTGTCCTCGCTTGGGGACGCCGGCGTAGCGGCGACAGCCGATGCGGCATTCGATTTGCTTGTCGATGGAGTGTCCATCGGCACGATCACATTCGCCGCCGGTCAGGCGACCGCAGCGATAGCCCTAACATCGACGGAAATCCCGTCACTGGCCGTGTTCGAGGTCATCGCTCCCAATCCTGCGGATGCGACCTTGGCCGATGTCACGCTCTCGCTTGCGGTGGTCAGATAGGAGACAGCATGAAAGAGACAATCAAGGCTCCGGCCTTCCGCTATCGCGTCGAGTGCATCGGCGCGGACGGGAAGCTGAAGTGGGTCGAGGAATATGACAACCTCGTCACCACCGAGGGCAAGAACGACATCCTCGACAAGTATTTCAAGGGCTCGGCCTATACTGCGTCGTGGTTCCTTGGCCTTAAGGGAACGGGATCGGCGGCGGCTGCTGACACGCTCGCGTCGCACGCGGGCTGGTCGGAAGTCACGCCATATTCCGGCAACCGTCCGGCGATCACCTTCGGCACGACCAGCGGCGGTAGCAACACCGCGACTGCCGTGTCCTATTCGATCAACGCCACGGCAACGGTCGCGGGCGCATTTACGGCCTCGGTCAACACCGGAACCTCTGGCAAGCTCTACAGCGCGGGCGACTTCGCCGCTTCGCGCTCGGTTATCTCGGGCGACACGCTCAACGTGACCCTCACAGTCACCGCCGCGTGAAGTGGAAAATCTATTACGCTGACGGCTCGACTTATGCTGGAAACGCCTTCGATGCCCCGCCCACGGGCGTCCAGGTCATTGCCCAGCATAGCGACAGCGTCGGGCGTAACATTCTTTGCAACCACGATTATTACTGGTGGGAGGGGCGTTGGTTCGGCGGCGATCTAGCCGGACTCATCCTGTACCTGATCGAGCACAAGGGCGCGCAAAAGGTCATTCTCGGCAAGTTCGTGCCGGATGAAGTGTTCCACGAGCGGATGAAGCAAGCGGTCGAAGATCCCGACTTCATGCCCAAGTCCGCGAGAAACACCGAGGACAGGTAAATGACCTCGACGCCATCCTTCTCGCAAACCGCTTACAGGTGGTACGAGGACGGCAGCGAGAGCGGATCAGCGGATGCGGGCGCGGCGCAAAGTACGGCGCTCGACCGCTATCTCGACGGCAATCAGTTCCTCCATCTGCGGGTCCGCCTGCAAATCACGAATGCCGTCGCGGGCGCATCGACCGACGACTTTCAGCTTCAGTATGCGAAGAACGGCGGGGCCTTCGCCAATGTCGCAAGCGCAAGCTCGGGCGTCATCGGGCGGGTCAGCGCCAACCTCACTGACGCGGCGAACACGACCAACCGGCTCGGAGCCGGAACGGGCTCGTTCGTTGCCGGTGAAGTCGCCAACAATGTCAACGGCCTCGTCACCGACCGGCAAGTCACGGCGAGCAACTATTCGGAGATGCTTTACAGCATCCAGTTGACCGCCGCAGATCTGGCCGACGGCGACGTTCTCACCTTCCGGGTGCTGCGGAACGGGTCAACGATCACCTACTCGGTTACGCCGCAGGTCACAGTTCACGTTCCCTCGGGGACGCTTTCCAACGGCATTGCGATCAGCAACCGCGCCAACACCCT